GCCGACGATGCCCGTGGGCTCGCCCGGCACGGTCGGCGTGCGAGGCCAGCGCAACGTGCGCTCGTTCCACATCCCGCACATCCCGCACGATGACGTGGTGCTGCCCGAGGAGGTGCAAGGCATCCGCGCCTTCGGCTCGGAGACGGAACTGCAGACGGTGGCAGGCGTGATGGCGCAGCACCTGCAGACGATGCGCAACAAGCACGCGATCACCCTGGAGCACCTGCGCTTCGGCGCGCTCAAGGGGCTGATCCTCGATGCCGACGGCAGCGTGATCTACAACCTCTTCACCGAGTTCGGCATCACGCCGCAGACCTTCGCCTGGGACATCGCCGCGCACGACAGTGCTTTCGACGTCGGCAAGGCCTGCCGCGACCTGCTGCGCTACGTCGAGGACAACCTGCAGGGCGAGCGGATGACCGGCATCCACGTCCTGGTCGGCAAGGACTTCTTCGAAGCGCTCACGACGCACGACGACGTCATCGCGGCCTACGAGCGCTGGCAGGACGGTCAGGCGCTGCGCACCGATATGCGTTCCGGCTTCACCTTCTGCGGCATCACCTTCGAGGAGCATCGCGGCCGCGCGACCGCGCCCGGTGGCACCGTGCGCCGCTTCGTCGAGGAGGACGAAGGCCACGCCTTCCCGCTGGGCACGATGGACACCTTCGCCACCTACTACGCGCCCGCCGACTTCAACGAGACGGCCAACACGATGGCGCTGCCGCTGTACGCCAAGCAGGAGCCGCGCAAGTTCGACCGGGGCACCGACCTGCACACGCAGGCCAATCCGCTGCCGCTGTGCCACCGACCGCAGCTGCTGGTGAAGCTGGAGATCGCGTGATGGGCCTCGTCGAACAGGTCTATGCCGCCGCCACCAACGCGGGCCTGCTGCGCGATTGCCATTGGCAGCCTGCCGATGGCTCGCCGATGCAGACGCACGCGGTCGGCTTCGCCGCGCCGGACGACACCGTGTTCGATGGGCTGGCCTCGACCACCGACCACCAGATGTCGTATCCGGCGTCGGTGTTTATGGGTCTGGCCCCGCGCGACACGGTGGAGATCGGCAGCGTGATCTATCAGGTGCGCGACATCCGGGCCGTGGGCGACGGCTCGGAGATGCGCGCCAAGCTCACAAGGCTCTGACCCGTGTCCAGCAACTCGATCCGCGAACAGATTCTGCTCGCGGTGATGGCGGTCGTCCGCACGCCTGTGGAATCGCTCGGGGCCACGCTGCACCGCTCGCCCACGGTGGCCATCAGCCGGGAGCAGTGCCCGGCGCTGGTGGTGTTCCCCGAGTCCGAATCCATCACCGAACGCACCAACGACCGCGTCACGCGTGAACTGATCGTGCGCCTCGTCGCGCTGGCCCGCGCGGTGCCGCCCGCGATTCCGGAGACAGAAGCCGACCGGCTGCTGACCGCCGCTCACGCCGCGCTGCTGGCCGACCGGAATCTGGGTGGCTTGTGCCTGGGCATCCGCGAGCAGGAATGCGAATGGGACATCGAGGACGCCGACGCGGTGGCCGCCGCTATTCCCGCGCGCTACGCGATCACCTACCGGACGCTCGACACCGATCTTTCAACCAACGGATGACTCCCATGACATCACTCGTTTTGATCCGCCCACACACCCACGCGGGCAAGCCGCTCCAGACGGGCGAACGGCTCGATGTGGATGGAAGCACCGCCGACTGGCTCATCGCCAATGGCATCGCCCGCCACGACCGTCAGCCCGCACCCGTGCCGCAGCCGGAAGGCGACGGCACTCCCATCGAACCCAAAACCACCCAACGCAAGGAATCCAAATCATGAGCACCTATGCATCGTTCCAAGGCCGCGTCTTCCTCGGCAAGCGCGATATCGACGGCCTTCCCATCGAAGTGCGCTCGCCCGGCAACGTCGCCGAGCTGAAGCTCTCGCTCAAGACCGACGTGCTGGAGCACTACGAGAGCCAGACCGGCCAACGGTCGCTGGATCACCGGATGGTCAAGCAGAAATCGGCCACCGTGAACCTCACCATCGAGGAGTTCACCAAGGAAAACCTCGCCCTGGCGCTGTATGGCAACCACGTCACCGGCAGCACCGGCACGGTGACCGCCGAACCCATCGGCGGTGCTGCGCCCGTGGTGGGCGACCGCTACTTTTTCGCCCACCCCAAGGTGTCGGCGCTGGTGGTGACCGACTCGGCGGGCACGCCCGCGACGCTGACCGCAGGCACGCAATACACCGCCGACACCGACTTCGGTGCCCTCCAGTTTCTGGATACCACCGGCTTCACCGCGCCGTTCAAGGCGGCCTACAGCTACGGCGTCGCCACCGAGATCGGCATCTTCACGCAGGCGCTGCCCGAGCGGTTCCTGCGCCTGGAAGGCGTCAACACCGCGCAGGGCAACGCCAAGGTGCTGGTCGAGCTGTACCGCGTCGCCTTCGACCCCTTGAAGGAGATCTCTTTCATCTCGGACGAGTACAACAAGTTCGAGCTGGAAGGCTCGCTCCTGGCCGACACCACCAAACCCTATGACGCGGTGCTCGGCCAGTTCGGCCGCATCGTGCAACTGTGATGGGGGCTGCCATGATCGATCTGGAATCCCTCATCCCGCAGGCGGTGGAACTGGTCATCGACGGCGAGCCGCTGGCCATCAAGCCGCTCAAGGTCGGCCAGATGCCCGCCTTCCTGCGCGCCATCACCCCGGTGATGCAGCAGATCGGCGGCGATGGCATTGACTGGCTGGCGCTGTTCGGCGAGCGCGGCGACGACTTGCTGACGGCGGTGTCGATTGCCGTCGGCAAGCCGCGCGCGTGGGTCGACGAGCTGGCCGCCGACGAGGCCATCCTGCTGGCGGCCAAGGTGATCGAGGTCAACGCCGATTTTTTTACCCGGACGGTGATGCCCCGGCTCGACGGGTTGATCGCGCAGACGAGCGCGGCGGTGGCAGTGACCACGGCTGGTTCGACACCGTCCAGCACCTGATCGAGCGCGGCCACCGGTTGCCCGACATCCTCGACTACACGCTGGCGCAGGTGCGCGGCTTCTCCGCCGCCACCGCGCGGGAGGACGCCGCACGCGATGCGCGGCTTCTGTCGCTGATCGCCATCGGCGCACGGGGCGACGCCCGCCACCTCGACCAGACCCTCGACAGGCTCCAAGACCATGCGCATCTCGGTTCGCATCGATAGCAAGGCCGCGCAGGCGCAGTTGCGCCGCTGGGGCGGCGAGTTCCGCGAGAAGGTGCAGAAGGCGGTCGCGCGCGGCATCGCCAGTGAGGCCGCCGAACTCAAAGAGGACGTGCGCAGCCACGTCGCAGGCCAGATGGCGGTGGTCAAGAAATCCTTCGTCAAGGGTTTCACCGCCAAGGTGCTCGACACGGATCGGAGTCGGCTGCCCGCGCTCTACGTCGGCTCGCGCATCCCGTGGTCGGGCATCCACGAGCGTGGCGGCGTCATTGGTGGCCGGATGCTGATCCCGCTGCACGGGCGCGTGGGCCGCAAACGCTTCAAGGCGCAGATCGCCGAGCTGATGCGCGGCGGCAATGCCTATTTCATCAAGAACGCCAAGGGGAACATCGTGCTGATGGCCGAGAACATCAAGGAACACGACCGGCCACTGTCGGGCTTCAAGCGTCGCTACCGCAAGGCCGAGGGCGTCAAGCGGCTCAAGCGCGGCGCGGACGTGCCCATCGCCGTGCTGGTGCCGCGCGTGCAGCTCAAGAAGCGCCTGAACGTCGAACGCATCGTCGCCGCTCGCATCCCGCGCCTCTCCGCGCGCATCGAGAAGCAGTTGCGGCTGGTGGACTGAAATGGCGAACCGCATTTCCATCCTCGTCGCGCTCGAAGGGGCCGACGAGGGGCTCAAACGCGCCATCACCTCGGCCGAGCGCAGCCTCGGCGGGTTCGGCTCCAGCGCCAAGACCGCAGGCGACAAGGCCGCCGCCGGGATGGCCGAGGTCAAGGCCGGGATGAACGCCTTCGGCGATCAGGTCGCCAAGGCCAAGACGCAGTTGCTGGCCTTCCTCACCCTCAACTGGGCGGCGGGCAAGGTGCAGGAGATCGTCCAGATCGCCGACGCCTGGAACATGATGTCCGCGCGCCTGAAGCTCGCCACCGCAGGCCAGCGCGAATACACGGTCGCGCAGAAGGAGTTGTTCGCCATCGCGCAGCGCATCGGCGTGCCGATCCAGGAAACCGCCACGCTCTACGGCAAGCTCCAGCAGGCCGTGCGGATGCTGGGTGGCGAGCAGAAGGACGCGCTCTCGCTGACCGAGAGCATCTCGCAGGCGCTGCGCATCTCGGGCGCATCGGCCACCGAGGCGCAGTCCTCCCTGCTGCAGTTCGGGCAGGCGCTGGCCTCGGGCGTGCTGCGCGGCGAGGAATTCAACTCCGTCGTCGAAAACAGTCCACGTTTGGCCAAGGCGCTGGCCGACGGCCTGAACGTGCCCATCGGAAGGCTGAGGAAGCTCGCCGAAGAAGGCCGCCTGACCGCCGATGTGGTGGTGAATGCCTTGATGAGCCAGAAGGACAAGCTGGCCGCCGAGTACGCGCAGTTGCCGGTGACCGTCAGTCAGGCATTCACTCGCCTGTCGAACGCCTTCGGCCAGTGGATCAGCAAACTTGACGAATCGACCGGCTTCACCAAGAAGCTCGCCGAGGCGCTGACGTGGCTGTCGGAGAACCTGGACACGGTGATGAAGTGGCTGGGTCGGATCGCCGAGGTCGGCCTCGCGGTGCTGGTCTACCGCCTGATCCCGGCGCTGATCATCGCGTGGCAGACGGCGGGCGCTGCGGCAGTGACGGCGGCCAGCACCACGGCGGCGGCGTGGGCGACGGCGAACCTGTCGCTCTCCAACGCCATCGCCACGGTCGGCAAGCTGCGCGTGGCCTTCGCCGTGCTGGGCGCGGCCATCATTGGCTGGGAGATCGGCACGTGGCTGTCGGAAAAGTTCGAGATCGTCCGCAAGGCGGGCATTTTCATGGTCGAGGTGCTGATGAAGGGCATCGAGCACCTGCGCTTCCAGTGGGAGGTGTTCGCCGCCATCTTCACGTCCGACACCATCGCTGAAGCCACCAAGCGCCACGAACAGCGGCTCG